CGAACTGGGCGGTCGCTAGGACCATCGTGGCCGGAAGCCGCCCAAACGCCGACCAGACGTTCAGAACAGCATTCCGGGCCAGTCCAAGGGTCACGACGGTGTCGCGAAGACGGGTGCCAAACTTCTGGAAGTTCACGCCCGCCATGCCGACGGCGCTGTTTGCGCCACGTACTTGACCGGTGAACTGGCGAAGAGCTTGTCCGCTCTGATTCAGCGCGGCAGTGAACTGCCCATTATCTAGGCTAATGGTGATATTCAAATTGCCGACTGCCATCGCTACACCTACTTCGTCACTTGCGCTATGTTCTTCAGTCGACTGAATCCGGCCTCGTCACGAACCGGCTTTTCAATTACGACCGTGCCCATCTCCTGTGCCAGGACCCTAGCGGTTTCCTCTGCTGATTTTGGCGCTTGGGCCGTCACCAACAGTCGAACCATTCGGAGATCCTGCTCCGCCATCAACCTTCCGACGTTGGACTCAATCGCCCAGAACGTCCGGATTGGGAGTCGGTAGAGTTCCTCCACCGACATCCCGTAGAAGTGCATTACCCGGCAGAACAGAAAGCCAAAATCTAGGCGTTCTGCACTGCCATCTGAGGGTTTTCAGAGTTGGCCGAAACGGTCGCCTCTGCACCCTGCTGTGCGATTGAGTTAACGAAGTCCATCAGCGCACGAAGCTTGCTCATCGGCAGCCTGTGCAGATCTTCCTTCGGTACGGTCGGGAACTGCCGAGACAGGACGTTTACGAGCGACTCGAAGACAGCCACTTCGTCCTGCATGGACTCCTGGCGCTTCATTTCTTTCTGCGCCCAGATGAAGTCTGCGACGGTCATTTCCTGAAGCTTGTGTTCAGTCCCATTGAGAACGACGGTCAGGGTTTCACTCCCACCGAATTCGTCCAAGTTCAACAACTTCGTTGCCATGTTTACTCCCAGTAAGAGGGGGCCAGCGGAATTGCTGGCCCCCGGTCAGTGCTGACTTAGTTTATCAGGCCGTTTCGTCGCCGATCTGGAACAGCAGACCCGTGGTCGAGTTCGGGTAGCCCTTGAACTCGACGTTGAAGATCCGCTCTTCGTCCAGCTTGTAGGCGTACGAAATCGCACCAGCTGTCGCAGCCAGCGGAACAATGAAGTCCTCTGACTTGTCCGTCGACGGCAGCGCCTTCGGGTGAAGGACCAGCTTCTCAGCGTAGTCCAACAGGTTAAGGCCCGTACCGTTGGTGACGTCAGCACGACTCTTGGTGTTCGGGACCGCACCCGAGGTCACCACGGTCGTACCCGGCATGATGCGCTGAAGGTTCTGGAGCGTGCTCTCCGCAAGCGGAATACGCACCGTCACCGTACGCGCAAGAATGTACTCGTTAACCGGCGAGTTACCGAACTGGTCGACCATAACCTCGTAGGTCTCGGTCGCCACTTCGACTTCCACACCGCCCTTGGTGAGGCCCAGGTCAACGCCGTTGAAATTAACGGTGCAGACGCCAAGCTTTACGTTCTCTGTACCCATGGAAAAGAACTCCTAACTACGTAGTCATCAAATAACAGACGTCGAAATAGACGGAAAACTCAAGGTAGTCGCCTTCTGACGCCGGAAAAACGATTGGCCTCGTCTCTGGGCGGATGTAATGCACCTGCATCGAGCCGATAGTCACTCGTTCCGTGTTCAAGGTCGCGGATACGTTTTCTGCCAGCGTGTAACCACTGACGTAATCCGGATTTCGCACCACGACCTGGAACGCAGCCTTGAAGTGGTTCGGTAACTCGTGGTCGACCGGCACCCCTTCGTAATCCTGTCGAATCAAAATCCCGTTCCGTACCGGGGCGGGCATGTGATTCACGAAAATGTTTTTGGCATTGCCAACGGTCTTGCCATGCCCTGCGCCGGCAATGTAGTTGGCAATGTCGACAAGCTCCTTCATCGCCGCGTTCTCGGGCGCTTGGTGCTTTTACGAGTCACCCGGCTTGCGCGCTTTGTCTTGGGGACGCGGCGGACAGCAGTCGTCTTAGCACGCGCCGGTTTCGGCGCAGGTGATCTCTTGGCAGCAGACCGTTTCGGTCTTTTAGCCTTTCGAACCGGTGCTGCCTTATCCCTGGCAGTGCGTAAAGGAGCTGACGCCTTCTTTGCGTCCCGGCGAGCTATCGCGGCCTGAATGGCCGCTTCGACGTCTCGCTTGACCTCATCCTTGAGATCCTTAAAAGCTCTGGCCATGAACCGGGGACCGACCCGCCTGCCATTCGAGCGGGCCTTGGCAATCGACTCTGCGCCCTTTCCAATACCACCCGGGATGTTGTCGTGGGCGAACTTGGCGTACTGCCCTACCGTCACCGGGCCGGACTTCCGCTGTCGATCCGGGGCGGGCTGGGATTCGTCTACGTAGACGGTCTCCGTCCACTGCCCACGACTGGGGTTGGACTCCTGGATCTTGATTGACTCCTCGAGCGGGCCGTACTCGCGCGGGGCGTACTCCTGCGCTCGGGTCTGGATCTTGACAATCCCTCGACGCATGGCATTCCTGCCCGCCGAGTGGACATCGCCGCCAAGGATGGCAAGCGTCTTGATGAGCTTCTGGGCTCCGTCGATCACTACGCCCATGCGACAGCATCCACCTGGTTGTGATCCAACGCCCCAAACAGGTTGATTCGGGGCATCACTTCGATAACCCGGAGCTGCATGCCCAGGACGTCGAGTCGGTCGCCCTTCTGAATCGGGGTACCAGGGGTGAACAGCAGCCGAGCGTCCACCGTAGCTTCATCCGCATACCCGCGCGACGCGGAGCTGTCAGCACGAACCGCAGTCTTGTCGTGGCGGCTCTGGATCTTGACGATCGCGCACTGGGTCGCATACGGCATACCCATGGCGGGCTGGCCGTATACGTCATACCCCCGGGTAGGGGTGACCGTGCAGGCGGTATGCGGGCGGAGCATCATGCCCAAATTTTACCACCAAACACCCCACCGGTACAGTCACCCCTTACTTCTTTCCCGGACCGAGAAAACCTCGGCCGCTGGGGCCTGACTACGCCGCAGGTGTCTCCGCCTTCGGAAGCTGGCTCTGAGCCTGCTGCTGAAGGTTGAGAATTACCCTGGCAACCGTCTCATACGGCTGCTTTGCCAGGCTGGCCAGCACAATGTTGATGTCCTGCTCATCCAGTTCAATTTTGAAGGTCATTGTTTACTCCTCGGTTGAAAAAATAGCTGTTAAGCGCCACCAGATGCGAATGCGAACATGGACAGGCTCTTGCTGGCCAATACAGCTCCGGATCCGTTGCGTATCTCTAAGGTAGAAGAATTGAATAAGGTTGATTCCGAAAATGCGTTTGCCGCAGCCAGCAATGTCCAGCTACGGCTAGTGCTAAGCGCAAGTGCCTGAGCGACCGCAGAGCCCGCCGTAAATGAATCACCCGATGGGGAATACATGTACGCGTAGTAGTCCCCTGCGGACCCACCGCCCGTCTTCCAGGTGAAGCTGGTGTAGTTGGTCGTAGCTGTCACGCTATCGCCGTATCGATATGCCGCCGACCCATCACTTGAAAGAATAATCTCAACATACGCCTCACAGTACGAACCGTACAAGATTTGCGAATGGACCAACTCAATGCTGTATGTATTTGCGTTGTAGTTGTTTAGAACAGCCGCAAGACTCGACTTTCCGCGCAGATCGTTCATCGAGATGGCAGTTCCGGAACCGCCCACGCCTGCCAACGCCCTAACGGCAGAGTCATTCATGTCAATCGTCTGGGTCGACGACCGACCCAGCTCGATATTGACATCCGAAAGACTGATTGTGCCGGTAGGTGTCGGCATCAGTCACCGCTCGCTACGGGTTCCGGCAAGCTGCCTGGACTTGGCATCGGAGCCCAAGGCAAGGGCTTTTGCTCCATTTCCAGACGGGCCAACTCACGGTTGATCACGAGTGCGATGTGGCTCCGCACCCCTTCGAGGGTTTGGTCGCTCTGAAGCCAACCGGTGATCTGCTCCTCGGTAAGCTGCTCAAACGGTGTGAAGCTTTCTTCATCAGCCTCACCGAGCTTCACTGATGTCGGAAGCTCGAAGCTTGCCGCCCCATCAACGCCGCGCACGATCACATCGACTTCGCGGATAACGTTCTCCAGCTCTCCTTGGGCTACCACTCTGGCGGCCGTCACTTTGTACGAATACTCCAACATCTCAATCTCCTTTGTGAACTTGATATTTTATCGCTGCAAGCTCTTTTTTGAGAGCCACAATCTCTTTGGCAAGCTCGACGGCAGCCGCCATAGCTGCGTTGCCATAGGACACCGAGAGCGTGCCCATCTCGTCGGCCGCCTTGGTAATCGCCTCCGGCAGCAGCTTTTGTAGCGACTGAGCCGAGACACCGACCTGCGTGATCCGCTCACCGTCCGTGCGGTCGTAGATACCGACCTTTACGGCAGCCAGGCGCTCGACGAAGCTCTCCGGCATGGGACGCCAGTTCGTCTTCAGTCGCTCGTCTGAGTACGCGGTGACGTTGCCCGATGC